ACGCACCTCGTTACAAACGGATCAACCGCGTATTACAATAACGCAGTGCAGATAGACGGATCGGCAGTAACACCGAAATACCAGGGCGGAACAGCATTCAGTGCCGGCAACGCCTCAAGCATTGACGCCTACGTTTATACAGTCGTCAAGACTGCGGCGACGCCGACCTACACCGTATTTGCAAGTCAAACGAAATTCGCATAACAAATGAGTCCGATACTTGGAGCAAGAGGCGGATTATCCGCAAGCGCTTATGGTTTCACTTCGGCTGTTGAGTTGCCCACCGATTATCAATCTATTGCTACTTTAACAGGAACTGGTGCTGGTAGAACTTTCTCATCTATCCCACAAACATATACACATCTTCAACTAAGATTATACCTTAGAGATGTTTCAGCATCTAGTCCATCGCAATCTTTTCTTAGATTTAATGGCGATACTGGTAATAATTATACTTATCATTATTTACAAGGCAATGGTTCTAGTGCAACATCTCTAGGTGGTACTGGCCTTGGATATATGAGCCTTCCGCTAATTCCAGGATCAACACAACTTGCAAACAATTATGGTTGCGTAACTGTAGATATTCTTGACTATACAAATACAAATAAAAACACAACAGTAAGAACTTTAGGCGGATACGATAATAACGGTTCAGGAGCAATTGCTTTATTTAGCGGACTCTGGTTGAACACAGCGGCAATAACATCAATTCAAGCAGGTGCATTTTTTCAATCCGATGATACTTATTCACAACTAGCACTGTATGGGATTAAATAATGCCAAATACATATACACCTATCGCTACTCAGACATTAGGAAGTGCTGCTGCATCAGTTACCTTTTCTAGCATCCCAGGATCTTATACCGATTTAATATTAATTATTGATGGCACTTCGGCAAATGATTCAAATGGTGGAATTAGATTTAATGGGGATACAACATCCAACTATTCTTGGACGCGGTTACAAGGTAACGGATCAACTTCTACAAGTGCTAGAGCATCAAACGACACCTCCATACAATCTTTTACAGTTGGCACAAGTACAGGTGGAGCAGGTGCGGCGGTAATACAAATCTTTAACTATGCCAATACAACTACGTTAAAGACTTTACTAACAAGACATGGAGCAGCATCGGTTGTTGTCCGAGCAATAGTAGGTTTATGGCGTAAAACTCCTGAAGCAATAACTTCTATAACTATTGTTACAGATAATGCTAACTTTGCAATAGGCTCAACTTTCACACTCTACGGAATAAAGGCGGCATAATGCCAAATACATTTATTAAAATTGCTACCGTAACTGTTGGCTCAGGTGGATCAGCCTCTATGGATTTCAATTCCATTCCGAGCACTTACACCGATTTATTAGTTAAAATATCTGCTAGAACGACTAACGCAGCAGTAAACGATAATGTGAGCATCCGTCCGAACGGTGCAACCACTTCACGCTCGTTGCGCAGAATATACGGCAGCGGTGCAAACGTTGCGACTGACACTTTAACAGATATTGTGGTTGGAAATATTGCAGGTTCAACAGCAACTGCTAATACTTTTGGTAATGCTGAGTTTTATCTACCAAATTATGGTTCAACTACAACATATAAATCTTTCTCAACCGATGGCGTAAATGAGTCAAATATTGTTTCAGTAGTTTATTCATCTATAGTTGCTGCTCTATGGTCTAGCAATTCAGCAATAACTAGCCTAAACCTATATTCAGAGGCAGGCGCTAACTTCGTTCAGTATTCAACCGCAACCCTTTACGGCATCTCAAAGACATAAGGAGAATAAAATGGCAGATACAAAGATCATCGTGAACTGTGAAACAGGTGAGGTTCAAGAACTCGAACTGACAGCAGAAGAAGTAGCGCAACGCGAAGCCGATGCCGCAGCCTATGTTGCACAGAAGGCAGCAGAAGAAGCAAAAGCAGAGGCAAAGGAAGTGCTCAAGGCATCGGCAAAGGCCAAGCTCATCGCCGGCGATCCGTTAACAGCCGAAGAAGCAGACATCCTAATCCTTTAATGGGATACAAAGACGGCGATTGCACCCGGGAACCAACCCGGACGATTGACGACGCCGTCGACGAAGTAGAAGCATCGGGGATCTAAGAAAAAACCAGGAGAGAAGAATGGGAATCAGTACCCGACAAGTCACCGTAACCACAGCAGCAACGGCCCTCGTTGACGCGACGGCCGAATCCGAAATGGTCTATTTGCACAGCGTAAGCGGAACTTGCTTCTTAGGAAACAGCGACGTCACTACCAGCACCGGATACCGCATGGATAACGGCGACAAGATCGCAATCGAGAACAAGGCAAACGGAATCTGGGCGATTACGACATCAGGAACCGTCATCATGAACGTGATGGCAATCGGGAAATGACAGCGCAGGATTACGCAGCTTTGACCGTTTCACTTCTTACGATCGGCGGAGCCTTTATCGCGATGACAAGATGGCTCGTCAAGCATTACCTACAAGAATTGAAACCAAATGGGGGCAGCTCAGTCAAAGACCAAGTGAACCGATTGGAAAAGCGCTTAGATGAAGTTTATAGCCTGCTCCTTAGCAACAGCGATCGTCGTAAGCCTTAGCGGATGCGGATACCAGGGATGGGTTCGATATCCATGCCAAGAATATGAAAATTGGAGCAAACCAGAGTGCAAGCCGCCACGATGCGAAGCGATTGGCCAATGCACGAAAGACCTTCTCCCAGAAGTGGACACACAAAATGGCTAGAAAGCGTTTCACCCCCGAAGAACTTCACGCACGCCTGATCGTAACGATTGGCATCATTCTGGCAATCGTATTTGCCGGATCCGTTTTCAGCCTCTTATACGCCTTGCTTTTCATTACGCAACCGATGGCGCAGGCCCCAAACGATGCAGCCTTTATTGATCTAGTTTCCACGCTTTGCGTGTTTCTAACCGGCACGCTTGCAGGAATACTCAGTGCCAATGGGCTAAAATCTAAACCGAAGCAGCAACAAGAAGGGGAAGCAAGTGAACCAACTCGATAAGTTTATCGAAGTGGCCAAAGCAGAACTAGGCTACATCGAAGGGCCTCAAGATAACGAAACAAAATACCAGAAGCCAAAGCAAGCCTGGTGCGGAGCATTCGTAAACTGGTGCGCAAAGCAGGCAGGAATCAAGATCCCAAACTGCACATACACGCCAGCAGGGGCGACAGCATTCATGGACAAGAACGCCTGGACAATTGCAGAGCAAGCAGATCCACAGCCAGGAGATATCGTCTTCTTTGACTTTCCAGGAGACGCGCTCGATCGCATTTCACACGTTGGAATCGTGATCACAAATAACGGCGACGGAACAGTGACCTGCATTGAAGGCAACACCAGCCCAGATAAGAAGGGCGATCAGCGTAACGGTGGCGAAGTTTGCCAGAAGATACGCGCATATAAGAAGAAGAATCGCGGCAAAGTAAAGCCATCGCTGCCAGTATTTATCGTAGGATTTGGCCGCCCTAAATTTAAGGAGATCACAAATGGATAAGAAGAAACTCGAAGCCATCATCATGACCTACCTGCGAGCAGGAGCAGCAGCAATCGCAGCTCTTTATCTTGCAGATCCGAATCGCCCGATCAAGGAATACCTTGCAGCAGGAATCGCAGCAGTAGCAGGCCCAATCTTGAAGGCCATCGATCCTAAAGCAACCGAATTCGGACGCGGAGCAAAGTAGTCGATGAATCGGGGGGATATTCTTCAAGAAGCAGCTCGACTCACAGCCAAAGACCGCCAGAACATCTACGGCGATCCAAGAACGAATCACGTAAGAATTGCAGATTTATGGACGACATATCTCGAGCATCAGATAACCCCACAGCAAGTGGCCATATGCATGGCACTAGTTAAAATCGCACGTTTGATGGAGACAGAGACAGAAGACTCCTTCGTAGATTTAGCGGCATACGCAGCGATTGCCGGCGAGATTGCGACAGATAAATGAACGAAATGATTATCCTCGTACCAACCAGAGGACGCCCGAGCAACGCAGTCGAATTGCTCGCAGAGCATGACAAACTTTCTACACATTCAGACATCCTCTTCGTTATTGACGCAAACGATCCAGAGCATGATCAGTACGAATTGCAAGTCGGCAAAGACAAATGCATGACGATTGAAAATGAAACCCGGGGCATGGCTTACCCAATAAACAAGGCAGCCAGTGCGATCGTAAAGAAGGGCGAATATAAATACTTCGCCTTCCTCGGCGATGACCATCGCCCACGCACAGCCGGGTGGGATTTACTTCTTATCCAGGCGATGGCGAAGCGGCCGTCAATGGCCTACGGCAATGATTTATTCCAGGGCAAACGACTTCCAACCATGATCACGATGACGAGCGACATCGTCAAAGCGCTCGACGGAATGGTTCCGCCAAAGATGAAGCATTTATACCTTGATAACTTTTGGAAGAAACTAGGCGAAGATTTAGGTGCGCTGACTTATCTCGATGACGTTATCGTTGAGCACATGCATCCAATCGCTGGCAAAGCCGAATGGGATGAGGGATACAAAGAAGTCAACGCAACCGAAATCTACGCATTCGACGCGCTCGCTTACCAGAACTACATTCAGAGCGAAGCCTACGAATTACTCAGGCGCAAACTAAGGCCATGAAGCAGCTCATCGCATACTCCTTATACGGCAGCGAAGAGCGATACACGATCGGTGCGATCAAGAACGCAATTCTGGCCACTAGGCACTTCAAAGGATTCACGCTTCGCTTTTACACCGGCGCATCGGTTCCAGAATCCATCAAGCAAACGCTTCAACTTTTGCCCCACGTGCAGCTCGTAGAACAAGAAGGGCCAGAAGACCACAGAGCCAAACTCTGGCGCTTTCAGGCTTTGACGGATCAGGAATTCGACGTCGTTCTTAGCCGCGACGCAGACGCCAGGCTGACGCACCGGGAACGGATCGCACACGAAGAGTTTCTAGCAAGCGGCCTCGATTTCCATATTATGAAAGACCATCCAACAGGCCACAA